AGTTGTTGCGTCACCGCATGGCCGATCAATCGCAAGCGTTACGTTTTTTGGTCTGGGGGAGAACTTTAAAAACCACGACGACGAAAGCTATGCCAACGCCCACCTGATCGCCGCAGCGCCAGAGCTTTATGAGGCTGCAAACGCTGCCCTTTCTCGTCTCGAATTAACAGGTGGGAAAAACGGTGAATTTCTAGGTAATCACGAAAAGAAAATAATCGAAGTCTTATTAACGGCCCTAGCCAAAGCTCGCGGGGAGGCTGTGTGATGTTTTACGCACGATCAACCCATGTAGAAGCAGGCATTAAGCGCAGGCAGCAAGCGGCTAAGGCGGCTCAACTCCTTCTGGTAAGCAGTCAGACAGAGGAAGAACGCGCAGCGAAAGCCGCACAAGAGCAGGCCATTGCTGACGCACTCGCAGAAGCAAGAGCGGAAGCCGAAGCAGAATATTTCTGCAAGCTTGAAGCCGCTGCCGCTGAGGCACAGGCGAACAAAGAAGCTGCTATAGCTAAAGCCTATGCCATTATCGGCAAAGAGGCGCCGGTTGAAACACGCCGCTCATGGCGAGAAATCGTCAATGAAGTTTGCGAGCAGTCGAATTTCTCAACCCGATGCATTCTAAGTCGCAGCCAGACTTATGAAGTATCGTCAGTCAGGCACTTTGCAATTCTCGCGGTATGGGCAGAGCGTGAAGACCTTTCATTGCCCCGCATCGGTAATTTGATGGGCGGTCGTGACCACACAACAATTCTAAATTCACTCAGGCGCTTCCGATTTGAAAACCGCGAGCACGCTCACGCCTTCGTGCGCAAGTGTCTCTCTGATGGCATTTCCGCCAAAGAAGCAATCGCAATTCGGAAAGCGGCATAGGAGAGGGCGATGGAGGTGCATCAGCAAGCGGTTCTATGGCTTTTTGCGTTGTCGTTTGTGGCCGGTGTTTCATGGGTGCTCTACCCATTCGTCGTTCCAGAGAAAGAGCCGATATTCTACCGAGGGCAGATGGTAAAGATGTCAGCTTTTGGAAACAAAGCACAGATAGTTGGCGTCGGGTGTTTCCCGGATGAGTGCTTTTATAGGATCAGGCTTTCCAACGCAGATGTGAAAGCTGGCGTCCGCGAATTTGAACTAACCGCAGACTAACCCAGGCGATGAGGACACAGGCATGGCGGCATATTCAAAGGCTGAAAAGCGACGACTGAAAAAGGGAAGGCCAGTTTTGCCAGCGGCAGAGCGGGAGCCAAACGGGCGAAAGAGCAGGCGCAAGTCCTCAATCGTCCGCAGAACACATGAAACGGAAGCAGAGACAAAGCTGGTTGTTATTTCTGCCCGTATGAAAATGGGTATGTCGGCATCGATCGCAGAGCGGCCAGAAGCTGGATCCGTTCTTGGTCGTCTGCATATCCTGTTCCCTGATCGCGTCACCTATGCGCATTATCAGGCAGGATTGCGGTATGGTGCGGACTATTGCCGGTATTATGCTCTAAGCGGCATCCCATATCCATCAGCGCGGGCACACGATATGACGCGCGTTCATGGCTCTGGCATTGATAAGCCGGAAGCGGCAGAGCAGGCGCGAGAGCGTATTCTTGATCTGGGTGAAGCAATCCGCAGGGTCGATCAATCAGGTCGACCAATCGCCACCACAGTCCGCAATGTCTGCATTCTCGATGAGGAAACAGGCATGCATCTGCCCCACATGGCCCGCTTCCTTGCTATTGGCTTAGATGCGCTTGTGGATTTCTACGGGATAGACCGCAAGGCGATTCCACAGGACTTGACTAACGAATGACATTTAGTCAGCCTGAATAAGGTGGTGATTTGCACGACCAGAGAGATTTCTAGCGGCTTTCGGGCCGCTTTTTGATTCATGCGGGTGCAAGTAGCAGGCAGTCGGCCTCCACCTGATTGCCGGGAGGTGCAAATCCTCCCACAGCGCCGAATCGAGGCAGCGCCTCAACGGAATGCGAGGCTGCGAAAGCGACAAACGATAGCAGCATATAATGTCGGGCTAGGTAGTGATTGCTGCAATCCTAGGTAACCCCGCAAGGGACTGTTCCAGTACATGCCCAGCCTCGCATACAAATCAGAACGGCGGCGCTGAAAGCAGAAGCGCGGTCCATGGATAGGTTATGTGCTTACGAGCAACATTGTGCGGTTCAAGTCCGCTGCCTGGGTAGCCTAACGATAACGGCCCCAAGCCGGCGTAGCGTCCGGCCCGTTCTGACCAACATGCAAAAAATGCATAATGCTTTTCAGCCTCGCTCACGCGGGGCTGTTTCATTTCAACAATCGGAGAACGATATGCGCTTTGGCTTTGGTGTCATGGCGGCAGCATTGCTGTCGTCAGTTCGTGGGTTCTTTTTGGGAGCTGCTTCGCTTCACATCATTGATGACGTTAAACCTCATCATAAGCGTGGCGGCAGCAAGCGGGTTCGTTATGGTGGTCGCACTTATGCGCCAAACGGCGCTCGTGAGGTCGCACGCCGTCAGCGCCAGATTGCAGAAGGCCGTCTTACTGCCAGCAATGGCGTGGTTGTTTAGCACGTATGTCAGAAGACACTCAGGCCATCACCTCTCTAGCTGAAGCCACACAAAAGAAAGTCTGGCGCGCTCGCAACATGATCATGCTTGAAGCAGTCATATCCGCTTTCATGGATAGCGACACACCGCAAGACGTGGCTCAGATACTCAGGGAGCAGGCAGACATTCTGGAGGAACATCTATGACACTCAACGAATTCAAAGCATGGCTTGAAGGTTTCAGCGAAGCTTTCACAGATGGCGTTCCAAACGCTGATCAGTGGGCAAAGGTGCAGGCAAAGCTTGCTGACGTGAAATTAGTTGTTGCGGTCGAACAGCGTAAGGTCGCTGGGTTTGAAGATGTATTCTCTCAGCAGCCAAGAGTGAAATTTGTTGCCGACGAGATTAACCCGGCTCTCGTGCCAAAGGTCACTAGCTGATGACCGCCAAGCTTCTCGCTCTCTCTGCGTTTATCCTCCTAGCCTCATGCGCATTACCTTACGAGCGTCACTGCTCATTCAACGATTACCTGACAAAGACGTGGTGTAAGTGATGGCTCTCTCACCAGAGCGTGTAAAAGAAATAGCTGACAGGGCTGAAGCAAGAGCGGGACAGCCTGTACAGGCGGGTCGCCCGTCAAAGCGAACGCCTGAGATGGAAGAAGCAATCATCAACGGTTTGATGGATGGTTACAGTCTCGTGCAGATATGTGCGTCAGAAAGCATGCCAAATCGTCGGACTATCCTCCGTTGGATGGAAGATGATGAGACTTTCGCCACAAGGTGCGCGCGTGCGAGGGAAATCCAAGCCGATCTGATGGATGACAAGATCATTCAGCTGATCGATGACGTTAATGTTGAGAATGCATCTGCAATGCGGGTGAAGCTTTCAGCGCTTCAATGGCGTGCTGCTAAACTGGCTCCAAAGAAATACGGCGACAAACAGGAAGTCGAGCACACAGGGCAGGTTATTATGATCGCTCCAGAGGCTTCCGATCTATGACGATCCAGTTGACGAAGAAGCAGCAAGCGTTGCTTCCTCTCCTCGGTCGGCAGGGTACAAAGCACACGCTGATTTATGGCGGATCGCGTTCGGGTAAGACATTCCTGACCTGCTACGCGATTGCAACGCGGGCATTGCGTGCCGAAGGTTCCCGACATGGGATATTTCGTAAGCACGCTGTCGCTGTGAAGCAGTCTGTCGGGCGTGACACATTCCCGAAGGTTATGCGTCTGGCTTATCCTGATGCTGCATACAAATGGTACGAGCAGGACGGTGTCTTCGTTTACGGCAACGGGTCCGAAGTCTGGTGCGCCGGTCTGGATGACAAAGAGCGCGTAGACAAGGTTCTGGGTAAAGAATACGCCACGATCTATGAGAACGAAGCATCAGAGCTTAGTTACGATGCTCACACTACACTGATGACGCGTCTTGCACAGAACGTGCAGGCCAATGTCGGGCATCCGGGTCCGCTGCCATTGCGCAATTATGTGGACTTAAACCCGACTACTCAGAGCCATTGGACTTACAAGCTATTCGTCCAGGGTGTTGACCCGGAAAGCAAGCGGCCAATCAATCGCGGTGACTACAGCCACTATGTGGCAAACCCGATGGATAACCATCTCAATCTGCCGCCTGATTATCTTGAAAGCCTGAAATATCTGCCAGAAGCAAAGCGCAAACGCTTCTTCCTTGGTGAGTTCTCAGGCGATGCAGAAGATGCTCTGTGGTCGCGCGGGGTTATCGAGCGGCTGTATGTTCTTGGCGACGATGAGCTACCGGACTTTGTTAAGATCGTTGTGTCTGTCGATCCAGCGACAAGCTCAAATCCCGGCAGCGATGAAACAGGAATTGTCGTCTGTGCTATCGATAAAGAGGGATATGGCTACGTTTTGGAGGATGCGAGCGGCGTTATGAAGCCCGAAGAATGGGCGAAGCGCGCTGTTACGCTCTACAATTACTACAAAGCTGACAGCATCGTCGCTGAAAAGAACCAAGGCGGCGAAATGGTCGAAAGCACCATTCAGGCGCAGGCAAAGGGCCGATGGATTCCGGTTAAGCTGGTTCACGCATCACGCGGCAAGGTTGTACGTGCTGAGCCGATCAGCGCTCTCTATGCCCGTCGCCGCGTCCGCCATGTGAGAGAGTTCACAGAGCTTGAAGATCAGATGTGCAGCTTCACAACTGGCTTTGACCGATCAAGCGCAGGTTATTCACCGGATCGTGTTGACGCGCTTGTCTGGGGCTTCACAGAGCTATTCCCCGGTCTGATCGAAGAAAGGCCGGAAAACATTCCGCTAGGTCAGATGCACACTGTCGCCCCTGACGAAAACATACTGGACAGCTGGTGAAAGTCGATATCAGAGACGGCACGCTGCGAGACATTTGTTTCGTGGCGGCAAACCTACGCGATCAGGACCGGCGAGAAATCTTCGCTACAGCTGTTCTTGAGAGCGGATCACAAGCGGGTGCCGTCTCATACCTGACATCACCCAACTTCTGTTGGACAGTTTGGATTGATCAACAGCCGGTTGCAGCGTTCGGTGTGTCAGCAGCAAGCCCATATCAGCCTCACATTCGCTATGCGTGGGCCTACGGTACGAACAAATTCAAGCGCGCTGCGCCTGCAATAACAAGGTTTTGCCTAAAGGAATGGCCAAAGCGTCTGATTGCCGAAGGCGCTACCCGCGTCGAAATCCGATCACTTGCGGATCATGACCTTGCTCATAAGTGGCTGAAATCCATTCGAGCGCACCACGAGGCCGACATGCCGAACTTCGGTGTGAATGGCGAAACATTCCAGCTTTGGGCTTGGTTGAAAGAGGATTTTGAAGATGTGCTTTAAGGCAGATACACCGAAGGTGCCGGACGCTCCAGCAGTGCCTAGCGAAGATGCGGAGGCCGCAAAGAGCCGCCGAGCAGCAGAGAAAGACGCAAGCCGTCAGGCACAGGGACGCGCTTCGACCATCATCACTACACCGCTCGGCGCGCCAGACTTTGGCGATGAAGCCAACCGCCGCCGCACGCAGATCAGCGGGTTTTAATCCATGGGCATTGCAGACGATATCATGCAGCAGCAGTCACAGATGGCGGCTGAACGCTATCCGTGGGAAGCGGTTTGGCGTGATGTCGTCAATCTGTGCATGCCTTATGCTTCGCACAAGTACGAGATCAATGGGCTCGCGCTCTCGTCGTCTCTGACAGGTACAGCGCAGCAACCGCAGGCCGCACAGCGCAGCAAAGAGATATTCGACAACACAGCATCGTGGGCGCTTACTCGTCTGTCTGCTGGCATGGAAAGCCTGATAACGCCACGTGTTCAGAAGTGGCATTCGTTCTCCCTTGATGATCCGTTCTCGCCAGAGCCGACCGATCTTGAGGAAGAATGGCTTGATCATCTGCGCGATTATCATTTCTCGGCGCGGTACAATACGAAGTCGAACTTCGCCCTTGCCAATCAGAAGGCCATTCGCGCCACCTGTGGGCTCGGTACTGGCATTACGTTTCTTGAGGAAAATCTAGGCCGTCGCGGTGTCGATCCGGTCAAGGTTCCATTCTTCTATCGCTCTGTTCCGGTGGTTGAATGCTATCTCGGCATCAATGCCTATGACGATGTTGATAAGTGCATCCGCGTCCATGAAATGACAGCGCGTGCGGCTCGTGATTATTTCAATCAGGAAGGCGACACTCTCCCTGCCAACGTCAAGGCGTCTCTTGAGAAGAAACCAGATCAGCCATTTACATTCATTCATGCTGTCATGCCTCGCGAGGAGGCGGGTGAGTACAAAGACAAACGGCGACATTCCGCCTACGCATCATTCTGGATTGAAGTTTCCAGCCGCTCCCTGATCAGGTCGAGCGGCTTTTTTACGTTCCCATATAACGTGATGTGGTGGGATCAGACGGATGGCTCGCCATATGGCCAGTCGCCAATCATGGAAGCGCTGTCAGAAATCAAGATGCTGCAAGTGATGGGTAAAACCGTCGCTCAGGTTTCGCAGCAGATGATTAAGCCGCCAATGGCTACGGCGCGCGGGATCTTCAACCGCTTGAACATGAACAGTGGTGCGAACAATCCGGGCTACCTTGATGAGCAAGGCAATCTTCTAACAAAGCCAATCATTCAGGCTCAAAACCCGACTTTTGCAGAGCGCTTGATTGAAACGAAGCGCATGGGCGTGCGTCAGAGCATGTTCGTTGACCTGTTTCAGATCCTTGTCGAAGACCCGCAGAAGACAGCAACAGAAGCCTTGCTACGTGCCAATGAGAAGGGCGAGCAGCTTGGACCGGCTGGCGCAAAGATCGAAAGCGGCATTGCACAGGGTGTTGAGCGAGAAGTTGACATTATCCAGCGCAAGGGGGCGTTTGAAGCTGGCTCGCCGCTGGAGCCGCCAGCATCCATCGGCGGCAAGAATGTCGGCGTGGCATTTACTGGCCCGCTTGCTCGCATGCGCCGCATGGCTGAATTGCAGGGTGTTGAGCGCGTGCTTCAAATGGCAACAGTCGTTGGCGGGTATGACCGGTCAGTGCTTGCCCGCATTGATGGTGACGAAGTACTGGAGCTTAGCCGTGAAATCAGTGGTGCGCCTCGCAAGATGTTCCGTACCGATGATGAGGTAGGGCAGATCAGAGAAGCCGCAGCGCAGCAGCAAGAGCAGGCCGCAGCACTTCAAATGGCGCAGGGCATGGCTACAGCCGCCAAGGACGCTACACCAGCAATGCAGGCCATGGCACAGGCTAACGGGATGGCTCCGGCATGAGTTGGCGCAACACCGCATATCTTCGCCAGACCAAGCCGGTGACGGCAGAGCTTAAGATTGCGAACGCTTATCAGTCGCTGTTCGGAAAGAGCAGTGAAGAAGCGGAAATCGTACTCTCTGATCTGGCAGCTCATACGGGCTTCTATCAGGTGCAAGAGCCTGGTGCAGACCTTTCTAATTATCAAGCCGGTCATGCAGCCGGTATGCGCACGGCATTCGCGCGCATTTTCCAATTCCTATCCCTCCCTGATGATCAGTTGAGGGCGTTGGAAGAAGCCGCTCGGCAAGAGTACGAGCACATCTAACCAAGGAAAAACTTATGACAGAGCAGGCGAATGGGCCTGTGGCAGTGGAAGCTCTGGCTCCTGCTCCACAGACAACCGCGACCGACTCGACCGTTATCACTGATCATGGGTCGAACGGCGATAACGCGAACTGGGTGGCTGGCCTTCAAATTGAAGATAACCGCACTCTAGTCGAAGCGAAGCAGTGGAAATCCGCAGACGATGCAATCAAGTCGTATCGTGATCTGGAAGCCCACGCGGGTAAGGCCTTAACAGTGCCGGGTGCAGATGCAACGGCAGAAGATTGGAATGCGTTCTACGGAAAGTTGGGCCGACCAGAAAGCCCGGATAAGTATGAGCTTAAGCTCAATACCGAAGCCGTGCCGCAGGATTTCCCCTACGACGAAAAGAGCGCGATTGAGTTCCGTACATGGGCGCACGAAGCGGGTCTAACTCCGCAGCAGGCGCAATCCCTTCACGACAAGTTCGTCGGGCAGCAGGCCGGTGTCTTTACCTCAACGCTTGAGCAGCGAGGCAAGGCAGAGGGCGATGCACATCGAGCGATCACCGCACAGTGGGGCGATCCTGACACCGATGGTTATAAGCACAATCTCGAATACACGAGCCGTGCAATCAGCCAGCTTGGTTTGAAGGACAGCCTTGTGAAGGGCGGCATTCTTTCCCCTCAGGGATCGGTGCTTGATCCAAACGTCGCATTCGCTTTGGCGAAGGTCGGCAAGGAAATGTACGGCGAAGATTCCACGGCAACCAATGCCGCTGGATCACTCAATAATCCATTCTCTGACGAGCATGAAAACCTGACGCTGCAGGGCCAAATCGTTCGTTCCGACCCGGGAAAAGCTGCCTCACTTATCAGAGCCGCAGGCAAGAAGCCTGAATCTTACGGCCTATAAGTAGCAGAGCCATTCAGGAAAGGTTTTAGCAATGGCTACTACTCGTATTTCGGACGTTGTCGTCCCGGAAGTGTTCTATCCATATATGATCAAGCGTACCAAAGAGCGCGCCCAGATCTTCCAGTCTGGCATTCTTCGCACTGATGCGAACATGTCCAGCTTCCTCGCAGGCGGTGGTAAAACCGCAAACGTTCCATTCTGGCGCGATCTGACCGATGTTGACAGTGATATCGGTTCTGATGATCCGACACAGTTGAGCGTTCCAGGCAAAATCGAATCCGGCAAGGATGTTGCGGCTCGTCAGGTTCGCACCAAGTCTTGGTCTTCGATGCGTCTGTCTGGCGTTCTCGCTGGCGACGATCCAATGAAGGCTATCGGCAATCTCGTTTCCGATTGGTGGATTCGAAACTTCAATACGCTGCTCGTTGCTTCGCTGCATGGCGTGTATCTCGACAATGTTGCCAACGACAGCGGCGATATGGTCAAGAACATCTCTGTTACGACTGGCACACCAGCCGCAGGCAATCTCATCTCTGCTGAATCGATTCTCGACACAAAGCAGACCATGGGTGATGCAGCGGAAGACCTGTCAACGCTGATCATGCACTCGGTTGTCTATACCCGCTTGCAGAAGCAGAACCTCATCGACTTTATCCCAGATGCACGCGGCGAAGTTCGCTTTCCTACATATCTGGGTTATCGCGTTGTCGTGTCTGACACTGCCAAGGTGATTGCAAACGGCGCTGGCAACCCATCGAGCTATGTCACATATCTGCTCGGCAATGAAGCGATCTGCTTCAATGAGCAGCCTATGTCGACCAGCCCGAACGTTGAAGTTGACCGTAAGCCTGAGCAGGGCAACGGCGTTGGCGGCGATATTCTTTATACCCGCCGTCAGTTCGTGCTCCATCCATACGGCATCAAGTGGACCGATGCGAGCGTTGTGGGCGAGTTCCCAACAACTACTGAACTCGGAACGGCCGCAAATTGGGACCGCGTTTACGCTGAGCGTAAGCAGATTCCGATCAGCTACCTCGTCACCAACGGCTAATCGGAGGGCTTCGGCCCTCCTTTCCCTTTTTAGGAAAGGAAAGAATATGGCTGGTCATGGTTTACCAAGATCAATCCCAGACATTTATGAGCGGCTTGACGCTCTTGAGACGGGCGGCGGATCAACGGTCTCTTGGGCAGATGTGACGGACAAACCAGCAACATTTGCTCCGACAATCGGCACAACCGCCACCACTGCAAAGGCGGGTAATTACGCGCCAGCAGTGGCTACTACTGCCGTCGCAGGAATCGTGAAGATGTCCGCCACTCAGGCCAACACAGCTGCAACAGACGTTGCAGGGCTTGTGACCGACTTCAACGCGCTACTGGCAAAGCTCAAAGCTGCTGGCTTGATGGCATAACAGGCGCCCTTCGGGGCGTCTTTCTCATTGGAGCATCATATGAACAAGCAAGAAGAACCTCAGCGAGAAAAGACGCTCCATGAACTGAATATGGAGCAGAGCGAAATCAACCGTGAAATGCAGAAGAAAAACAAGGGGAATCCTCTCGCTTCTCTTCCAGCAGATTTGCGGCGCAGTATTGCCAAGCGCATGCAAAAGCCCGTTCGAGCACCAATTAAGGTTGATTGATCATGGCCCGCTATAGCCCACCCTTGGCATGGTTCTACCTGAAAAAGCAGCGTCAGCGCCGCGAGCAGCAGGAAGAAGCGCCGCCGCCAGCGCCTGAACCAGAAGAAGGCGAGGGCGAATGACGCCGACTGATATCTGCAATCTCGCTCTGGATATTATGAAGGAAGCTGAGATTACCAATCTTGAGAACGACAATCGGCCTATCGTGCGATGGATGAAGCGCAACTTCGACATCTCACGCGATAGCCTTCTGTCTCGGTATGATTGGAATTTCGCTTTGGGCCGCGCCTTACTCGCTGAAAACAGTGAAAAGCCTGCCTTTGGCTGGTCTCACAAGTACACGTCACCGGCTGAAGCGTTACGCATTCTCCCACTGACGACTTGCGGAAAGTCAGAAGGAACCCCGATCCGACATGAGGTCGAAGGACCGTTCATCCTGACAGATGCGCCGGGGCCAATCCGCTGCCGTTACATCTTTCGGAATGAAGACTACGACCGATATCCGCCAGTGTTTGTCGAAGCTCTGGCTTCATATCTCGCAATGAAATGCGGGCATTGGGTGACGGGTAAGGTTTCATATGTTCAGATCGCGCAGGGCATGCACCGAGAGGCAATCGATAATGCTTGGCGTGTCGATGCCATTGAAGGCACAGCGCCGCGCGCAGCCGATAACGAATGGGTACAGCAGCGTTGACCTATTATCCGGTACAGAACACCTTTGACAAAGGCGAGATAAGCCCGCTTCTGGGCGCTCGTTCTGACGTTGATTTCTGGCGTTCGTCGCTTTCCTATTGCCGGAACTTCAATGTTCTGACGCATGGTGGATTGCGCCGTCGTTCCGGGACCATGTTCATTGCCGAAGTAGCAGACAGCAATCAGTTCACACGCTTGCTGCCGTTTAAGTTTTCCGAAGATCAGGCGTATGTGCTGGCGTTGAATGGCAACGGCACAATGCGATTTCTCTCTGAGCGTCAGCAGTTGTTCTCTGGCGCTAGCCCATACGCTATTTCACAGCCTTTCAACTCCACAGCATTGCCAAAGGTCAGCTACGATCAGTTCAACGATGCTGCATATTTTGCGCATAAGAATGTTCAGCCGAAGAAGCTATTACGTTCGGGCGATATCAACTGGTCGATTGAGAACGTTGTTTTCAATGACGGCCCATATATGGACAAGGAAGACGTTTCGACAACGCTTCGACCTGGGGCCACTGGAACAGTTGATGTTACAGGCTCACCTAGCAGTGGTGTTGTAACAGCCGGGTTTCAGGAGTTTGAACTGGCTTCCGCACAGGCTGTTGATAATTACTGGATTACCTCAACAAGCAATGAGAACGTTGGCGATAGTCCGAACGGGTGGACCCTTTCAGGGTGGGACGGTTCGGCTTGGGTCGTTATCGATGATGTAGAAGGCGAAGCCGGTTGGGTTCGCAGCGAGCGGCATTACTACCAGACAGATAATCGGCGCGCCTTTACCAAATATCGCTTTGATTGGAAGGGGCCGCAATCCAACGATGCTTCTGTGCTTCGATGGGGAGCTATAGGCCTCCACCGATTGCCGAGCAGCCAAGTTCCAACAACATTGACGGCTTCATCTACAACCGGGATCAATAACGGCGCAGGGTTTCAGGGTTCAGACGTAGGGCGTTCGATACGCATTATGGGTCCGTCAGCCAAGTGGATGTGGGCCAAGGTGACAGGGTATGTCACTGCTCAGCAAGTTCTAGTCCAGCTATACGGACATGTTCTGCTCAATACATCGCCTATTGCTTCATGGCGCTTGGGGTCGTTTTCTCAGTCGTCTGGTTGGCCCGGTACGGTACGCTTGTTTGATGAACGGATTATGTGGGCGCGGACTAATAGCCAGCCTGTAACGGTATTTGGCTCGAAGCAGGGGCAGTTTGAAGATTATGGTTTGAGTGATCCACAGGTCGAAACCGATGGCCTTGCAATCACGCTGTTATCGTCCAATCAGAATGAAATTCTCTGGCTAGCCGATGACGAGGACTTGGTAACAGGATCAGCAGGCCAAATCCGAACGGTAGGCCCCGCCGATCTGAACAAGACATTTTCAGCAACTAACATTTCTCAGCGTAAGGGACCGACAAGCGGGGCTGCTCATCTAAAGCCATTGTCGATAGGTGGCGTCACTCTCTATGCGGGGATTGGTGCAACAAAGATTCGCGAATTGGTTATGGGCGATCAGAACCGATATGTTGCGCCCGAATTGTCGCTGCTCGGGGAACACTTGTTCAAAAGCGGTATCGTTGACTGGGGATACTGTGAGCGCCCAGACCCGCAGATTTATTGCACAATGGCTGACGGTTCACTTGTCTCTGTCACCTACGACCGAGAGCAAAAGGTTGTCGGATTTGCAAAACATGAGATTACAGGTGGCGCGGTTGAAAGCATCGCAGTCGTTCCCGGTATCGAAGATGGCTTTGACGATGTTTATCTCTGTGTGCGCCGGACCATCAATGGCCAGTTGAAGCGCTACGTTGAAGTGCTGGAGCGCCCGTTTGATGGCGACATTGATACGATCAACAATGCGCTCCACGTCGATTGCGGCTTGAAATACAGCGGCTCACCAATCCAGACCGTGACGGGCTTAGGCCATCTTGAAGGCCAAACGGTTATCGCTCTTGCTGATGGCAACGTTGTGCGCGGCGTTGCTTCGGAAGGAGGCGCTCCTACGCCTCTCGTCGTGTCAGGTGGGCAAGTCGTTCTCCCTTATGCCGCGTCAAATATCGCTATCGGTCTGCCATTTAAGAGCCGTGCTGTCACGTTGCCAGTGTCAGGCCCACAACAGGATGGCACATTGTTTGGTCGGAAGAAAACAATTCAGGGCGCGATGCTCGATGTTCTTTATTCCGGTGCGGCTAAGGTCGGCATGGCAGGCTCCAAAGACTGGTCGCCGCCTCTCTATGAACAGCTTCTGAAAACAGGTGGCGGTTTATTTGGGAACGAAATCGAACTGCGCACCGAGATTATTCAATGCGACATCGAAGGGTCGTGGGGCGATGGTGCTCAGATCGTTATGGAAACTGACGAGCCTTTGCCGCTGCTTATCCGCGCCCTTGTGATGCAACTCGATAGCGAGCCTTAAGGAGAAAGACCATTTGTATTGATCCAGTCTCGTTAGCGATTATTGGCGGTGTGGCGTCCGCAGGCGGTCAGCTTTATAGCGCAAGCGCACAGTCAGCGTCTTACAAAGCCCAAGCTGCATACGCCGACCGTCAGGCGGAAATGACAGGGCAGAAAGGCGCTTATGACGCAAATCAGCAAGCGCGCCAGAATGATCGCCAGCTTGCAAATATGCGCGGCCAGTATCTTTCGAGCGGAATTGCGTTGTCTGGTTCAGCAACCGATGTTCTGCAGGATAGCGCCACGCAAGCAAGCCTTGATGAACAGGCTATTCGATACGGCGCGCAAGTGAATAGTGACAACTACCGCTTTCAGGCGGGCTTGGCGCGTTCAAATGCTCGGTCTTCTCAGATCGGCGGCTATCTCGGCGCGCTGTCGACAGGCGTAAACACGCTGTCGGGCATCAACACGCTGAACCAGCAAAGAACTATGATCAGCAACCCCTACGTCAGTGCTGGGGCGTCTCGCGACCCTTGGAATGGTTTGCGCGGTTAGGATAAAAATACATGGCAGTAATCAATCCTATCCAAAGTCAGCGAACGATTGATATCGGCGGCATTCCTGACACGCGTGTCGACAACGGCGTCGGGCAGGGCATTGCACAGCTTGGCGGGGCCATCGGCAACGCAGCTGAACAACAGAACGCTTTGGCAAACCGCCGCCTTGAAATGCAGCGTCAGGCGGATGAGTTCGCAGCCAATCAGTCATTCCAGCGCTGGCAAGATGATAACACGCTGGAGTTTGGACAGACACAGCAGAAGATTGATCCATCTGGCAAGGGCTTCACTGATACCGTTTCGAATATGTATACGAAGCGATCAGAGGAATTTCTTAAGACGGTTCCCGCTGCTTTGCAGCCACGCTTTCAGGAATTGGTGGCGACTGCTCGTAATCAGTGGATTGATAAGGGCGCAGCTACTGAGATCGATCAGCGCAACACTTGGTATCGTACCGGCATAACAGAACGTCAGCAGACGTTGCAAAATCAGGTCTTCAACGATCCTGCTATGTTTGATGCGGCCAAGCAGGATGCATACCGGACTATTGACGCTTCTGGTCTTTCTCCAACTGAGAAAGAAGCGCTCCGTAAGAAAACCGATGAAATGTTTGCCCTGACGATTGGTGAGCGCGAAATCAGAGATGCGGAAGTTAATCCAAACAGTACAACAGGGGCATCTGCGCGCCTTGGCGTCCCAGCCGTTGGCGGCGATGCAGTGGAAACCGTTGTCAGCAAAATTATAGGTGTTGAAAGCGGCGGCAAAGCCAACGCGAAGAATCCTAACTCATCAGCCTCCGGTCTAGGACAGTTCCTCGATAGCACGTGGGTAACTATGGTGAGAAAGTATCGTCCAGACATAGCGGGCGGTCGCAGCAATCAGGATCTCATAGCGCTTAAGACAGACCCGCAGCTTGGTCGCGAAATGACGCGTGCATACACACAGGAGAATTCTCGCTTCCTTGCGAGCCGAGGTATCCAGCAGACGCCTGGCAACATCTATCTTGCACACTTCCTTGGCCCGGCAGGCGCGGCACAGGTGTTGAAAGCCAACCCAAATGCACCAATTGAAAGCATTGTTGGCCCGCAAGTTGTTCAGGCTAACGGATTTCTTCGAGGCAAATCGGCGTCTGAAGTTGCCGCATGGGCCAGTGGAAAGATGGGTAGTGCAAAGGGTGAGGTAGCAAGCGTTCCAACAGACCCTCGTTTTGTTAACCTTTCATTGTCACAGCGCCTTTCACTGTATGACCAGATGCAGGCAGCAGCGCAGCGCGGACAGACGGCAATCGAAGCCCAGCAGACAGCGGCCTACAATTCGCAGAAGGGCGCTTTGCAGCTTGGTATTCAAACAGGCGAAGTTTCCAGTTCCGAGCAAATCCTGTCGAGTGGCATGAATGACAGCGACAAAGCAACGCTTATCTCTGCTCTGCGCTCGCGACAAGGCGACCAGATAGCGGTAGGCGAGGCAGTTGCAGCTTTTCAGAATGGCGGTTTGACGGTTGATCCATATTCCAGTGACGGGCGAAAGCGTGTTGACGCGGTTGGCGATGTGATTTCGAAGGCCGTACCGGGTGAACAGCAACAGGCAGCGTATGAGGAACTGGTACGCCAGTCCGGTACATTGCCGCAGTCGGTGCTCAACAATATCCGCGCAGGTGCGGATAGTCAGGTTGCGGCAGAAGTGCAGGCGGCAATGCAGGCTGCATCACGCTTCGCACAAGTTAATCCGGCTGCACTTGGTCGGCGCGAAGGTGGCGATGCTATCCAGCGCAAGGTCGATGACTTCGATTATTACGTGAACACGCTTAATCTCGATCCATCGGACGCAGCACGCCGTATTGCTGAGCAGAATGACCCGAACAAGGTCCGTGACCGTAAGGCGCTTGAGCCAGCCGCGAAAGAGTTCCGCAAGCAACTGGAAGGCTCTGACATCGGTGCAATGTTTGATGACAGCTTTATGGGATGGCGATCAAACCCGAATGTCGGCTTCACCGAAGGGCAGGCGGCTGGCATTGCAGCGGATTACCTCGCGATAGCCGAAGAACAGTTCTATCTCACAAGCGGAAACACCGAACTGGCCAAGTCTCGTGCCGAACAGGAAATGAAGCGACTGTATGGTACGTCAGATATTGGCGGCTCGAAAACGATTATGAAATATCCGCCTGAGAAATATTGGCCGGGTATGCCAGGCGAAAGAGATCCATACGCCTACGCGAAAGACCAGCTTATCAGCGATCTTGCAGAGGCTTTCCCTGACGACCCGCTACTGAATCCTAAGAAGTCAGGTTCAGGTTTCGTAGGCACTGTTAACGGTAGAACTGTCGATATCCGCGATGAAAGAGGCTTGTCAGACTATCGCAATATGATCCGTGACACAGCTTTGAGCCGCATTGTATTGGTTGCCACTCCTGAGACTGGTGCAGAAGCGAAATCAAACCAGCTTCCCGGCTATACCGTCCTGTATAAAGACGAGAACGGCAACTTGCAGACGCTTTACGGCAAACAGTGGCGACCAGACCCGCAGGCGGTTGTCGGTGGCGCTCGTCGTCAGCAACAGGATCGCTTAGGCCGCGCTGAAGTGTATCAGCAGACAGGGCAAGGCCTTGCTGACTTTCTCGCAGGCGGCAAAATCCCTATGGGTGCTGGAAGTGCATGGGATAATCCGGAAGCACAACAGACTGCACCTATTCCCGCACAGGCACCGTCAGCACCTGTCCCGTCGACGCCAAGCCCAACTGTTCAGGGTAACTTGCAGAACCAACGCTCACAGTTGTTCCAGAATGCGCAGCAAAGCGGATTGCTCACGCCGGGGGGTATGTAATGCCATTTTATGAACCCACTGTTCGCGTGAAAGAACTGACGAATATAGCACCCGTCGAGCAGCCAGACGACCCGAGCCTTGGTGAAACTTGGGGTGCGGCATTCCGAACAGAAAACATCGTTGGCTCATATCTCTCATCGCGTGGCGTTCAAAACCCATATGAAGTTGAACAAGGCTTCAACTCAATCGACTACGTGAAAGATGATCCTGATTTTGCACAACATGTCGAGCGTTTCGGCGGCGTCTTTAATCGCAAGGCTGCTGACGCACTCAAGGTGCAGATCAAACGCGAGGAAGAAGACCGACGCACGTTGGATGCAGCCGGGATTAACGGCACCATTGCATCGCTTGCTGCTGGCGTGTTCGATCTTCCAACCGTTTTCTCTGTAGGTGGCGGCATAGCCGGTGCAGGGCGCACCGTACTCGGTACGGCTATTCGAGCCAGTGCGGGCGCAGGCATTGACGCGACTGTTTCGGAAACAGGTTTGCAGCTTACGCAGCAGACGAGAACTGGCGAGGAAACAGCGTTTAACATCGGCGGCTCAATCCTACTGGGTGGCGCACTAGGCACGCTGGCAGGCCGTTATCTGTCGAGTGTTGAGGCTTCGGCACTTACGCGCAAAATCGAGGAACAGGGCCGTGGATTCGATGAAGCCGACGCGGCAGTATTTGGCACCGGTGGTGGTGCTCAGTCCGCAGGTGCGGCAGCGGTTGCCAAAGGCCCGACCCATCTCAAGGATGAAGCTATTATCAATAAGATTTGGGGCGTTCGTTCTCAGGATCCGCTTATTCGCTCACAGCTATCCGATTTTGACGAAACGCGAAACACAGTTCGCCAATTGGCAGAAACGCCTCTGGAATATGCCGAAAATGCGCAGGGCGTAGCGACTGAAATCGGCGGATCTGTCGAGACCCGCATGAAGATGTGGCAGGCTCCGTTAGCTGATAGCTTGCAGCAGATCGATACAGCCTATGCGAAATACTTTCATAGCACGCCAGAGCCGACAGGCTGGCAGCGCCGCCTTGCACCTATGCGTTCAGAAATGCAGCGCATCACTGGCGGCGACAAGCTCACGTTCAAGCAGTTCAAGGAAGAAGTAGGGCGGGCAGCTTTCAGCGGCGACACACATGCGATTCCAGAAATAGCGGAAGCTGCAAAGGTCTATCGACAGATTGACGATGCCATGAAGCGTGCCGCTATAGAAGCGCGTCTTTTGCCGGAAGATATCGCACTTGAAGGGGATATCTCTCACCTGTTCCGCATGTACAACAAGGACAAGATCGCTGCGTACAGATCGGATTTTGGCCGCATACTAAACGACTATTTCCTTGTAAAGCGTGATACCGCAGCAAAGATTGGTGACGCTGAGAATGTTGCCCGACAGGCTGACGCGAAAGCAAACGCTGCAGCGCAGAAGGCGGAAGAATTTTCGCGCCTTTCCGATCAGGAAGTAAGTGAACTTGTCGAGGAAACGATTGATACGATCCTTGGCAATGTCGATGGTCGTATACCTTATGACAGCATCGTCTCCGGCCCACGCGGACCTCTGAAAGAGCGTCTTTTGCGTATCGAAAGCAAGAAGATACAGGAATTTCTCAATACAGATATCGAGGAAGTGCTTCACGCTCAGACGCGCACCATGTCTGCCGATGTGGAGCTTGCCAAGAAATTCGGCTCTGTCGATATGTCTGAGCAGATTGCCAAGATCAACGATGAAGCAAATCGCAAGATTGCTGCCGTTGATCGCATGACGGATAAGGACGGCAAGCCAGTATCTGCTGAAGCTAAGGCGAAAGAACGTGCTCGGCTTGATCGCTCACGCAAAAGTGCAGTTCGTGACATTGAGGCAATGCGCGATCGGTTGCGCGGGCAATATTCTTTGCCGTCGAACCCTGATGGCATTGTGTTGCGAGCTGGACGTGTGGCGCGCAATCTGAATTATCTTCGCCTGCTCGGTGGAATGACGCTTTCTGCTTTCCCCGATATGGCCGGTATCGTTCTCAAGCATGGTTTGACCTCGACATTCCGCGATGGGTTTGCACCTCTCGTATCGAACATGAAGGCTGTGAAGCTGGCCGGGGCAGAAGTTAAAGCCGCAGGCACCGCGCTTGATATGATCCTCGACAGCCGCGCCATGTCTCTTGCTGAGATTGGCGACGACTTTGGACGCGGCAGTAAATTCGAACGGGCTGTTAAATCAGCCAGTACTCGCTTTGGCGTTGTCTCTTTGATGGCTCCGTGGAACGCTTCAATGAAGCAATTCAGCGGCATGATCGTAATGACCAATCTTTTGCGCGCCGCTGAAAAGGTCGCAAAGGGCAACGCAAGCCCGAAGGAAATCAGAAAGCTTGCAGCCGCAGGCATCAATGCCGATCTGGCGCAGCGCATCACGTCGCAGTTTTCAAAGCATGGCGATACGCAGAGTGGCGTTCTTCTGGCAAAGGCTGGTGCATGGGATGACAGGCTCGCGCGTGAGGCTTTCCGATCTGCAGTTGTTCGAGACGTTGACCGCATTATCGTGACGCCTGGACAGGATAAACCTCTCTGGATGAGCACTGAACTTGGTAAGACTGTGGGCCAGTTCAAGAGCTTCAACGTGTCAGCAATGCAGCGTATCGCGCTATCCGCCTTGCAGCAGCGAGACGCGGAAACGTTGGCAGGTGTCGTGACTGCTCTATCGCTTGGAGCGATGACGTATGCAGCAAAACAAGCCGTAGCAGGTAAGGAACTATCCGACGATCCCGCAGTATGGGCGACGAACGCCTTTGACTGGTCTGGTCTTGGCGGCTGGTTCATGGAAGTAAATAACGTGGCGGAAAAGGCAACGCGGGGCAGGGTAGGGCTTTCGGCTCTGACAGGCGAGCAAATGAGCCGTTATCAGTCTCGAAACGTGGTCGGCGCGTTCCTCGGCCCAACGCCTGACGCGGTGTCCGACATATTCCAGTTCACCGGTTCGATGTTTGCAGGTGATACTACGAAATCAGACTTGAGGAAAATGCGGCAATTGCTGCCTTTCCAAAACCTTTTCTATGTTCGTGGTCTTCTTAATCAGGTAGAATCCGCAACTGGCGATGCATTGAACCTACCTGAGACAAGGAAGAATTGATTGTTTCTCATTCAACTGCTCGCTGTGCTCGCCTTCTTTCCCATGATTATTGCTGGCCTGATGACGTTCTCAGCCGTGCGCAAGAAAGAATATGACTTCGCAATGAAGTCAGGGGCAGTTTTTCTCGTCTGCCTGCTAATTGTTGTCATCGCGCCAAAGGGCAAGCCGCACATGTCTGACGGTTGCCGTTCATATGGGCGCTTCGCGTCTGATTGCTAAAACAGTTTGGCGATCAGCCAGATTACGGTGCCGTAGCCGAACCCACCCAGAAACACCATTAGAACCATTGCTTGGATCGGGTGTCCGCCGAAGACTGGCTGCTTTTGCCAGCGGATAGCAAATTGGATAATGCCTAGCGCAGCACCAATCAGAAAAGCCGTCACATAACTCATGATTCCCCCTTAGTGCCGTCCGGCGCGAGGAACAATTATCAGAAATATTAGAATTCAAACAAGGCTCCGCATCGCGTGGGGCCTTTTTCTTTGGAGCCTCGCATGACTGTTCCGGTGCCTGACCAGCTTGAATATATCTCCGACGCCAACGGCGTTACCAAGGATTTCCCATATCCCAAGCGTTTCTTGCAGAAGGATGAGGTAGTCGTTGCGCTTCGCGATGCTGATGGTGTTGATACCCCACAAATCCTGAACACACACTACACGATTGCTGGCTCCACGTGGACGAGCGGTGGGACAATTTCATTCTTCACAGCACCGCAGGCTCCTTACAAAGTCGTGCGCTACCGCATGACGCAAGCCAAACAGACCGTCGATCTCGAAAACACTCAGCGCAATGACGCACCAAGTGTGGAAACGCAGCTTGATCGAACGATTATGGCTATCCAAGATACACGACACTCTGTGTCAAAACTTGAATATATGTCAGACAAGATTGATCTCGCACAAGGGTTTGCAGAACAAGCCGAAAATGCAAGAGATGAAGCGCGTGATGCAGAAGGCGGGGCGGAAGCGGCTAAAGCCGCTGCTGAAAGCGCGGCAGGTGCAAATCTGGCAAGCTCAGATAGCGTCAATGCAGCCAAAGCCACAACTTTTCCGTCGTCAGTTAATTACGTCCGGACAGCTGGTGGTAGATCAGCCGGAGATAATGCAGGCGGCCTCTACAAGCATGAGCCTACGCAGCCTGTGCATTTCCATAAATTTCAATCAGATGACGGGGCTTGGTGGAGTGGTGTTGAAGAAGATGACCGCCTCCGCTCTCTTGCTGTAGCGATGTTCAATGGCGAAAGCATAACCATCGATTGCTTCGGTGATAGTACGATGGTCGGTGTTGATGTAACCAATCCGCCAACGTATATCGCCGCCACACCGGCCCCGGCAAAGCTGCAACTGTTTCTTCGCGACTATTATGCGAACGGCAATATTGTCGTAAACAACCGAGCATACAGCGGTACACGTTCAATCAACATGCTTGAAGGTTCTGACGGCAGCGGTCAAACCTTCGAAGCGAGAATTGCCGCCAGCTCCGCAAAGATCGTTTATTGCAATCATGGCATAAACGATTGCCAAAACACTCCCCCAACGCCGATAGGCGACTACAAGGCTAATCTTTACGAGATAGTCCGCATCATCCGTGCCTACGGCAAAATCCCGGTTTTGGTCACTCCAAACATGATTTCTCCGGTTGGGCCGCTTGGAACAATCGATAAATCAGAGCGATTGAAGTCGTATGCAGAAGTCGTTCGCGAGGTTTGCCGTACTGCCCGTGTTGCTATGGTGGATGCTTTTGAACAGGTATCGAGCCTTTTGACGTGCGGGAATTACACAGTTCAACAGATTTTGCCTGATGGCGTTCACCCGACACAGTTGGGTTATAACTACATCGGTCAGCTGATGGCTGCGCCTTATGTTCACCCTTACCGTGGTGTCTCGACAGAGGGCGAAATGGTGTCCGTCGCATCACCTTTGGTTATCTGCACACCGGCAAACGCGCCTACGGAATCGAAGAACAGCCGTTCAGGAATGCAGCTTATTTCGACGGTTGATAATGTTCCAAAGAGCATTCGGGTGCTGATCAAAATTGATCGTCCTGGACTTGATTTGTATGTGGCTTATCCGATTTGGAGTGGCGGTGTCTCATCGGCTGGAATATCGCTCGATCAGATTTCCGTCGGTCCGATTTCGCAGTATCACAACGGCAACTACGGTACGCGCTACATTCAAGATCACGAAGTTTGTGTCGCCCGCAACGTCCCTCCCGGTTTGCATATGGTGACTGTATCGGCAGCAGCACAAGCCGCCAGCATCGGTGTGAACTATTTGCGAGTCAAAAAAGCTGCACCTATAGAAAAGCGCTTTAGTAATGCATCGCCGTTTCTGCTGACGCGCAAAGGCGCTCTTGATCAAGCCTCTCTCACGGTATCAAACGGCTCAACGAACGGCATTGTTTTAACAGATGCGATTCATTTTGATCGAACGTTATCGGGATTCGACTTCTCGTTTACTGCGCAGCTGGCAAAGGGAGAGGCCGTTTGTGTATTCGGGGAATGGGCGGCAGATTCCGCAAGTGGTATCGCGGTTATGGCTCTGGGTATCGGTGCCGATGAAACGACAGGGTATCCAACCGTCTTCCAGTCAACAGGCGATGGCACGTTCACCAAAACAGTTTTGAATAGTGCCGATATCACGCTACAGGAACGAGAGTTCCGCATTGTAATGGCGCAAGGCGCTGGATCAGCGCTTACGGTTTTCATTGATGGTGGCGGCCCTTACGGACCAACAACGATTACTTCACCGTTTATGGGTGGTTTCTTTGGTCTTCGTCGGTCTGGAAACGGAACTATGAATGTCAAGAAAATTCAAATTTTTAATTAGTCACCAACGTGAAAAAAGACAGGCGGATTGATCCCGCCTGCCTCAAGAGCTTACTGTCGATGCCTGCCTTGATTGAGAGTGTGAGGAATGGCCTCAGCTTCCTCGCCAATTTCAATGTTATTGGAAACGTTCTTAACGTTGGCCAAGAATTCCACTGCCTTTTGTATATCATCGAACGGTATCTGACGGATCACGTCATCCGTAAGGTTCCACCATTTACTATCTAACAGTGCTTGAATTGTTTTCTCATCAAAACGATAGCCAATCACGTTGGCGGGTACGCCTGCGACAATCGCATATGGCGGTACGTCCTTCGTAATAACTGCTCTTGCGCCAAGAATAGCACCATCTCCGATGGTAACACCGTTCCTAATCCATACTCCGTCACCTATCCAGACATCGTTCCCTATGGTTACCGGTTCAATGAACCAGAAGCCATCGTAGGTAGGCATTTCTTTTGTTTTGAAACCAAGTTCGTCAAAATAGAAGAAAGGAGACGATGATAGAAAGTCTTTCGGGTGCTTGCCATGCCCGATCACTACCCTCTGCCCAATAGAACAGAACGAACCAATCACTGTTCCTATGCTTTGGATATGCGTATCTGGCGCAGCGTATGTGAATCGTCCTACATGCTGGATCGGTGGAGTCCAAGTCTGCATAGGGTGCTCAATTGCTTTATTCTTTCGGAAGCAATTGAGATAACGATCCCACAAAGGATGATTTTTTTGCTCGTCATCAAGAGTTGCCGCTATCTGAGGTCGAGCGGCATCCAACAGTAGCTGCTTGAGAATATCCCGGATCGCTTTGCTAGGATGTATATATGATCCTAATTTTCTCTTATATTTTCTGTACC